GAAGATGCACTTAGCTATTTTGCAAAACTAGCTGAAAATTAGAAAATACCCCGAAAAAAATTCGGGGCCATTTTTACGCCAGAGGTCGCTCAAAACGACCTCTTTTTTTATGGGGAAATTATTCTTGGATTCTCTGTTTTTTTAAGTTTATCACTTACAAATTGTCGTGATGGTTTATATTCCATAATATTTTCAAAATCTTCTAAGAAGACGGTCAAATACTCAGGTTTTAAAATATCAATATTTCTTTTTGCATCATTTAAATTAGTTTCATGTTCTAAGAATGTAAATGATGTAATTTTTGATTCAGTTCTTAAAACGCCATTATCTAAAAAATTAATAGAGTAATCAGATTGAACCGTCAATCCTTGTGGATGAATTAATCTACCTCTTGAGTCTCTTAAAATATCGGTTTCATAATGGTGAATATTTGCTAATTCTTCAGCTGTATATTTCTCGTTGATATAAGTTAAAAAGTCTTGACTTCCCATTGGCCACTCATCTCTAACATGAACAATATTATTCGTAGTTAATACCACCCAATCAAGATTAGGATCTTGGTAAAAATTAAATGCAACCTGATCTGGTCTTTCATCACCCTCTACAGAATATTTTGTGAAAGCGGTAACTTCATCAAATACGTCATCACGCAATACTGCTCTTTTAAATATGTTTTTGACAACTTGATAGTCATATGCAGATTGTCGATCATTCTTTAGTGAAGGATAATCTAAATCTGGAAGTTGTCTAAAATAACTGTTTGGTGACTCTGAGTATGTCATACTAATATCCTACACTGTCTGTTGGAGTTTTATCTTGATCTCCATGATATATTGGTCTGAGTTCAGTAAATGCAAGACTAAGTTTAACTGCAACTGGTTGTGAATCACGATATGCAGACCAATAACCACTTGGAGCATAGTCTGTTTGTAAAGTTGTCAATGCAAGACCGCCTGGATTAAATAAGTTTACAGTTTTCAATACATCTCTTTTATCTGGCCCATTTTTATATTCTAATGTGAAAATATCAGGATTTGCTAAAAAAGATGTATTCTGAAATTTTGGCGCCATTCCAAGTTTTAGAAAACGAATTATTTTTCTAATCTCTCTACCTTCTTTTTCACTTCTTGCAATCATTGTATATTCAAAAGAAAAATCACGAATTACAGGCCCTTGAAATAACATTTCTGCGTTTGGATTTAAAACTCGACCACCAGTTCTTGCTAAAAATGTATCAACGTCAATATCTGCTCCTAATACACCAGTCAACTTAGATAAAGCATCAGCACTTATAGATTGACCAAGTGCTTGTATATTTCCTTCATTACCTCTCTTTAATGCTCTTGCTGCATCTCTTTGTTCTACAATTTGTTCACCTGTTAGTCCAACAATATTACCCTGTCCAGCAGTCACCCCAGCATTACGAAGGTCATTTTGTAGAAGTGCGCCTGGAGCTCCTAATATCCCAAGATTACTTAACCCTCTTGCAGCACCAAGAGCAGCGATTCCAGTGGAAGTTAAATCACTTCCTCCCCATTCTACACCATTTACATCAGTGGGTTTTGGCATGGGTAATATGATAGTCCCTTCAATTGGTTTACCAATTACACTATCACCAGCTATATTTGAACCATCTGCACGAACCCTAGCTGATTTACTTTGATTAATATCAGCTCTTAAATATTTGTATCTTGTTATTTTCATATGATCTTGCATAAGATCAATATCAAGAGGATATGCCATGATATCACTACCACGACGCCTGTTTGATGAACCACCACCGTAGGCATTATATCTATCATACCCTTGATTTGGTGTGAAAGCTATGGGTTGTTCTGAAACATTGTCAACAAATTGTTGATTATCTATTGCACTCTTTGTTGCAGCGTAATAAGATTGTAATTCTTCATCTGATAATTTTTCAGTTGCATCTACATACGCCTCTTTATTAGACCCATATTTTGCGATATTAAATGCATTTAATGATTCATCTGAACTTGATACAGTTGCAAATTCATTACCCTTTGGTGGAATTGGATTTAAAACACCGTTAACAACCTTTTTTATGCCTGCTAATTTATCGCCCACAAAATCGAAAGCGTAATTAGCTCCTTCTACTTCATATTTTCTACTTTTTTTAAGGATTGACATTAACTTTTGTTGTAAACTCTGTCTCTTGGGACTGGAATCCCTCTCATATCAACGAATCTTTCAGTGGGTAATTGTGCTACGTCTGACCATTCACTACTAGGGATGCGATATGGTTGACTTCTGACACCAGTATATAGGTATTTATGTAGAGTTCTTTGAGGAACCGCAACTGCACCCTGAGCAGAGTTATTTAGTAAGCTTATCGCAAGTTCATCTCTTTCAGTCAATCGAACATAATGAAGATTACAACCTAGAAATCCACCTTTCTGATATTCAATCACATATGTAAGAGGATACATGTCATAATATGGTTGTTTTGTCTGTGCTGAATATGTGAAAAAATATAATTGGCCAGGAGCAAATCCATCAGTATCTGCTGCATCGTCATCAAAGTTTGTTGATCCAAGTTCATCAAGTAATTGACTCCGAAACCACTCCTCATTGACTTGACCACCAACTTTATCTAGTATGTTTTGTAGAATACTCATCTGATTCCTAATTCTTTCTCAGTCATAATTTTGAACTCTAATTTACGATCTGCACAAAACTCTCTTGCTGCCTTCCATTTTGCTTGATTTTTGATATATGTCATAGATTCATTAATTAACGTTTTTCTTGATTTACCCTTAGTGACTTTTGGTTCTAGTGTTTCTCTCAATGGTTTGACTTCAATCACAGATCTTTTGATGTTACCATCTTTATCTTCATATTTAATAAAAAAATCAGGGAAATATCTACGAACACGATTGGTTGTTGGATCTTTATAAGGAACCCAAAATTCTTCTGATGCCCATTCAAGTATATTTTCATTTAAATCACAGTAGTTCATAAATTTTCGTTCCCATAAAGAGCGATAAATAATATTACGGTGATCACCCTTATATTTTTTAGGGTTGGAAGGTCTATATATTCCTTTATAACTCATATATAGTAATAACAACGTAAATTTATTTATCGTGGCAGACAATAATTTATTTCCAAGAAAATCAGATATATTTAAAGGAAGTTTAGACTTAATCCGTGATAGTGTTGCACGGCCGTCTCTAGATACCATCTATCAAGTGACTTTTTCATTTGGAAAGGCTGAGATATGGTTACAGGGAGATGATATGGGCAAAAATAGAACTCAGGGAACGGATTTTAAAAGAAAAATGTCTCTGTTATGCACAGAAGCTGAAATTCCAGGCACACAATACACAACAACGCCTGCTATCGGTCATCATCAAGGTATTCAAGAAGAGTTTCCAAATTTAAGAAACTATCCTCCGTTGAATCTTACTTTCTATTGTGACGCAGATATGGTTATTTTAGAAGTTTTAGAAAAATGGATGACATACATCAATCCAGTTCAGACAGATAAAAGAAATTATGCTGCATATACACGTTTTAATTATCCAGAAGATTATAAAGAAATAATTCATATTTCAAAATTTGAAAGAGATACTTTTACTGAGGGAAAAGGAAGTTATAAATCTAATATGACACACTATGAATTTGTAAATGTTTGGCCTACTAATTTAACATCAATGAGAGTTGCCTATGGTCAGTCAAATGTGTTAAAATGTAGTATGCAATTTGCTTATGATAGATTTTTCACAAGTTTCGATGGTTTGGAAGGTGCAGTTCCTGTTGATAGAGTAAGTGCAACCTTAGATCAAGCCTTGATCGCAGGGGATGGTTACATCAATAAGAATGTAGATCCAAAACCTAATAAGAAAAAGGTAATTCCTCAATATCAAAAAAACAGAAACAAACTAAACAGATCAAGAAACTTTAATAAAAAATAATTAAATAAAACCTCCCTATATAAAATACTGAATAGATTATTATGCCATTACCAACCATTGAAACTCCAACATATGAGTTGAAGTTACCATCATCAAATAAAAAAATTAAATATAGACCATTTTTAGTCAAAGAAGAAAAGATTTTAATTATTGCTCTAGAATCAAAAGATCAAGATGAAATTACAAATGCTGTAACAGATGTTTTGAAAAAATGTATTCTGACAAGAGGAGTTGATGTTGATGTCTTGCCTACATTTGATATTGAATATCTTTTTCTAAATATTCGTGCAAAGTCAATCGGTGAAGACATCAAAATGACTGTGACTTGTTCCGATGATGGGACAACACAGGTTCCAGTCACTGTTTATGTTGATGAGATCAAAGTGATTAAACCAAAAGGTCACACAACTGATATTGTTTTAGATGATAAAATGACTCTTCGTATGAAGTATCCGTCATTAAATCAATTTGTTGAAAATAATTTTACCACTGATGATGATCCTAAAAATACAGTAAATAAAACCTTTAAGGTTGTTGCTGATTGCATGGATACAATTTTTACAGAGGAAGATGCATGGGATGCTAAGGATTACACCCCATCTGAAAGAATTGATTTCGTTGAAAAATTAAATTCAAAACAATTTAAAACAATTGAATCATTTTTTTCAACAATGCCTAAATTATCACATACAATTGAAGTTATAAATCCAAACACAAAACAAAAGAATAGTATCGTTTTGGAGGGTCTTGCCGATTTTTTCGGGTGAGTATTGCAAGAGAGGATCTTGAATCGTATTATCGTATCAATTTCGCTCTCATGCAATACCATAAATATAGCTTGACGGAACTTGAAAATATGATGCCTTGGGAAAGAGACATTTATAATTCTCTTCTTCAAGAATATATTGAAAAGGAAAATCTAAAGAGACAACAAGCAGAGGGCGTTCAAAGGTATGGATGAAGAATTAGAACAACCCAATAAAATAAGTCCCGAAAGTTTTTTTGAACAATTAACTGCGGTTCGTGAGACGGCTGATGCTGCTCAAAAAACTTCTAATTCTAATTTGAACCTTTTAAATTCACTCAAAACACAAGTAGATGTAATTTCAACTGATTTTAAACTCTTCAAAGATGAAAAAGCAGACGAAGCTTTTGAGGAGGAGGATAGAAAACAAAAAGAATTGATGGATCAGAGAGCTAAGGCTCAAGGTGAGAAAAAGGGTGAAGGAACTTCATCAGAACCTGGCGAACCAGAGGAACAAGAAAAGGGACTTTTAGGATCTATTGGAGATTTCATTTCTAATTTCTTCGGTGGTTTAGTTGGAGGAGTTGCTGGATTAGCTATTTCAGGCGTAGGAACATTACTTAATTTTGGATCTAGTGCAGTACAAGGAGCTAAAGATCTAGGAGAAGATATTGCAGAAAGACTGAAGGGAACAGGCGATGATATAAAAGAAAAAGGAAAAAATATCTTGGGTGGTATTAAGAAAACATTTAGTGGTATTGGTGATAGAATTAAAAATTTCGATGGAAGACCTGGCTCAAGAAAAACTAAAAAGAAAGAAGAGAAACTCAAACTATACAATGATTATATCAAAGAGGGTGCTGAAATCATGGAGATTGGTGGAGGTGATTTCCACATTACTTATAAAGATGGTAGCACTTCAACACTCACTTCCGTAGGTATGGGTGGTGAAGGTGATACTTTAGAGGAAAGATTTAATGATCACATCAAACAAAAAGATGAGTTTCGGAAAAAACAGGATGAGAGATTTAAAGAGGCTGATGAAAAATTTGGTTCAAATTTTTCAAATAAAAAGAAAAAGAAAAAAAACATCTTTGGTTTTAATCAAGGTGGTGAAGTAGATAGTGTTCCTGCCATGTTGACGCCTGGCGAATTTGTTGTAACAAAAGACGCTGTAGAAAAAGTTGGTGTTGATACTTTAAAAGGACTCAATGCTTCAGTTGGTGCAACAAATAAACCAGAAATAATTAAAACAGAAAAATTAAATGATGAATTCATTAAAAAATCTTCCTTTGCTAATGATATAGAAACAGTTGAAATATCAAATGAAAGTGGTAGTGATTATTTTAAACAAACAACAGATATGTCTACTGGTGGTTTAAATGAAACAACTGTGAAAAAATCACGTTTCACAGAAACAGACGAAGATGGAACTGTCACTGTCTTCAGCCAAGAATCCACGATGACAGAAAAAATCGCTTCAATTGGAGTTCCTGATCTGATCAAACATAAAGATCAATTACTTGGTGAAATACACAAATTAAAAGGATTTGAAAATGTCACCATAGAAGATGTTATAAATTCAAACACAGGAATACCAAAAAATAAATTAACTGATATTCTTATGAGAAGTGATGCACAGAGAGCGACAGATGAGAAAGAAAAAAAAGCAAGGGAAGAAGATAGAAAGGCGAGAGGCATCAAGCCAGGACAAGGTTTTAGTATGAGTGTTAATGATGAGGTTGCAAAATCTTTAGCGGGAACTATGGGATATAGAATCGGACAAATAAATCCAGATATGTTAGTT